TAACGCTGATGTGGTACCGCCGGAAGTGGACGAAGCTGATAACGCTGATGCGGTACTGCAGAAAGGTACTAAAACCAAAACCATTAAAGAGGTTTTTATCAGCAATATATCGCCGACATCTTATGTGATTCCACAGCTTAATATAGAAATACGCCCCGGTGAAATGGATTTATCAGCCTCTGTTTCTACGGATACATTAAATCAGATTCGCAATAATGCAGATACATTCAATGCCGTTAACGGATGGGATGGTAAAACCCTCGGCATTATTGTTGATGTTCATAAAGGATAAGCCATGAGCGGACAGAATATCTATCAGACAACACCGCTTGTCGGCCAGCAGCCGGGCGTACAAATCAACTTACCTGTTGATCGTACAGACCGGTTGTTACAACAGACCGGTGATCAGACGTTTGCTACTGTCTTGAAAGCCTCACGCGGCCGCATTGATAAGCCTATGCTTGTATCATCTGATAAATTAAAGCGTTATCTGGGTGATGCTCAATCGTTGCGTGAATCAGAGCTGAACAGCACCTATATTCAGGTAGTGGATGCTTTTACCGTTGGAGCACCGGCCGCTGTGGTCATGCGGCTAGTCAGCAGTGAGGCAGTAAACAACTATATCGTTATCAGACATGGTGAACACTTTAATATTGATATCAATGAAGAAGTACCGGAAGAAGATAACGTTTGGTTCCTGAGCATTAAACTTGCGGACTGTATTAATGAAGGTGTCTATGTACAGCTTCAACGAGGTAAAACAGATACTGAGGTTACCTTAAAAATCAGAGAACGCAAATACAACAGCAAGGGTACCGAAATCGCCACCGGCAATATACTGTATGAAATTACCGGTTCGACAGATATCAATGCCGTTGATGATTTCGGGCAATCATATTATCTGGGTGATGTTGCTGAACGGTTTTATGGTGACTGGTTAAAGGTTGAAGCTAATCAGCAGGCTAAAGAGGTACTAACTAGTGACACATTCAGCAGTCAAATGATTGGTGAAGGTATAGAACCTTTCTATGAAGGATCTAGCCAGATCACGAATGAAGACTTTCAGGCGGCTGCCGAGCAGATCAAAAAAACCAGCCTGCAATATCGTTACATCATGACCGATTCATCAAATCTGGCCTTGATTGATGCATTGTTCAGAGCAGCGGTATACAACAATCGCAAAATGTTTGCCGATATTCCGGGTAATTTATCACCCGATGCCGCTATACGCTGGAAATCTCTTTTTGAATGGGATGAACAGCAATCCATGTATATAGACTGGACATGGTCACCTATCAAACGACAGGACCCGACCTATAAAAACGGCGTTGTCCAGTTATCTTCGGTGGGTCAGAAAGTAGGTTATTCCTGTGTGCGTAACGGTAATCTGAATGGTTTCGGACTTCCTCCGCTGCAACAGCCGATAGCCGGTAGTGACTATATGCTTACCGGTACTAACTTTACCCAGATTTATCAGCCTGATGTGGTTGAAATCGCAGCACTGGCTGAAGCACGGATTAATCCTTGTATCTATGAGGAATATCACAACGCCAGTGGTTACGTTTGGGCAGACAGCCTTTCCGGTACGCAAAAAACGGGTATCAGTAAATTAACCAGTGCAGCCGAAATCACTTTCTGGTTAATGCATTACTTTGGACGCTATAGCAAATCGCACTTACAAAAACCGATGGGAGAACGGATCCGCAAACAGAAAGAAGAACTGGAAAAGGTTCTGAACTGGGCGGAGGCTTCCGGCTGGCTGACTATAAGTAAGAGCTTAGGCGGCGTGGCCTATACCTACAGTGTATATCGTAATGAACGTTACCCGGATGACCGCATGGATTGGGTAATTAATATTGGCATCGAAGGTGTGGTACGTCAGGTAGTTGGTAATACCAATATGTACTCATCTGATTAAGGAAAAAAATATGCAAATACCAGAAGAAATACGCCAAATAACTCAAATTTTTCATCAAAAATTACCGGAACCGGTACAGCAAACAATGGTCACAGATGGTGTGGTGTTTGATTCAACAGACAGCCGTTCAGCTTACGCTATGAGTGATCTAAAACTGAAAGCCGCATCAGCCGTTCATCAGTTTGCTGAAACTGATAAAAGCGAACTGGACGAAGGTGAGACGCTTTGTGACCGCTTTTTATCATTGTTGGCTGAGGGCTGTGATGAAAATGAAGATGGCGAAATAAGCGATGAAGAAGCACAGTACATCGATCTTGCTTATGAAGCAGCAGCTACATATATGTTGAGATTTGGTGTCAATCCTGATGAGCTTGAAGCGTTTATCAATGATGATGATGAAAAAGCCGCAGCCAATATACAGGAACTGTTGCTTCATGCTTTGCCGGAAGGAAAAGAAGCCTGTTTGGATGATATTGAGAAATTTGCTTTCGATGAGAATGATGGCAGTACAGAACCTGTTTTAGATTCAGCACAATCCAATGGTAATCAGCAGGCAGTTATGGATGCTGTTTACAAGAAAAAATGGGTGGTCAGACAAGGTAAAAAGCTGAAGATCAGAAAGCGGGTATCAGGACATGTCATATTGAGCGCAGGGCAGAAAAAAGCTGTCAGAAAAATGCATCTGAAATCTCACAGCGGTCGTGCGAATTTAAAGCGTCTCAAATCAATGCGCAAACGTGAAAAACTTGGCTTGAATAAATAGGCTGTCAATCATGTCGTGGATTAATTCACTTGTTGATGCCGGAGTGGAGGTGCTTTCAAAGCAATACACTCTGACATCAAACTGGGGGAGCCTGAACTCGCAACTGATTGCTTCTATAGCACCATGCGATAAAGCAGGCAATATAACCGGTCAGGCTGTCAGTGCTCCGCTGATTGATTCATCACTGGCACAGCAGTTCGGCTGGTCATCTCCGTTTGAGAATTACACTGCTGACAGCAAAAGTCCGACTTTAGCTGCCATGCTGCAAACCGGCATGATTCCCAACCTGATACAGGCTATTGATGCAAAACAGGCAGACAGTAACAACCCTGAAAATGGTGCGCTGTCTGCCATCTCTAATTTTTTGAAACTTGGCGAAGGCAGGACTGGTATTACCAAGTTGAATTCAACACAGGTTTTTACCGGGCATGAGCCTTTGAAAATTGATGGGACTTTGGTTTTCAGAGCTTATGCAGATCCTGTAAGTGAAGTTGAGCAGCCAATACAGACATTATGGAAAATGGCTTATCCGAAATCACTGGCAGACGGCACAATGTTGTTAAACAACGTGCAGGATGCCCTCAGTGATGCCGGCAGTCTTCTCAGTGGCGATATGTCCGGAACGGACAGTCTGGTTAAGCTGGTTTTTCCTTCCGAGGCACCTTCCTATGTTGCGCTCAAATACCGTGGTATTACTTATGCGCCAATGGTTATTGAAAATATCAGTCGTCCGTTAACCAATCCGACCTGTGCATTAGGCGATGTTTTTGCCACTGTACAGATTAGTTTGGGATCGCAGCGTTCATGGGATGCCAAAGATGTCGAAAACAGCCGGTTAAGTGCTACCGGTAAGCTGATTAATGACACTGTTAGTGCCGTTTCAAATTTGTTTTAAAGAAAGTTGTAATATGTATACTCCTAAAGCACAAAAAAATGTTCTTGAGAATGTAGCAAAGTACGGAGTAATTGCTTTAGCTTCAGAACACACCATGGTGATTCATGGCCATGAAGAGTTATCTGCTTTAACTATTAGTTTTCCTCTGCCGAATAACATTTCTGAAGAATCTATACCTGTATTTCTTGGTGGCGGCATACAAACCGGCACATCACAGGCTCCACGAACATTTTTTACGAACTCTATTTCATTCTTAGATACGGTACAAGGACCGGTTGCAGAGTTTTTACGGCTACATGCTACTGAACGAACGGTTGCGTCGCGTTATATGTTCGATTTTGATGTCTATCGCGGCACTCCGGAAGAATACACGCTTAAATTCGCGTGCAAAAATGCTTATCTGCATGGCTTTGATGCTGCCGAACTGGAAGCCGAAGACCGCACCAGTCCGTTTAAGTACAACGGTCAGATATCTTATCATTATTACGGACATGAAAAGGGTAATATTTAAGCATGGAAACAAGTGTCAACGGTAAAAGCATTAGCGAGCTGGCCGCTACTTATATCACTACACGGCAGATTAATTTCTTTAGTCAGGAACAGATTGAAAACCTGTTTTTAGAAGCGGTTAATGAAGCTTCCGGCTATGGTGATTTAGTTAACGGACGTGTCGTGACATTAGAAGATAATTGCCCGGTGATAATCGATAATGCCAAATTAATAACGGCTGCTACGGTTCTGAGTGAATCTGACTGGGCTGTTATTAAACCGTTGGCACAACTTCTGGTTGATCTGGAAACTGCAAGGTTACAGGAAGCAACCAAAAATCATGGTTTAGATCCATTCGGCCGTTCTTCTGCTGAGATTGAAAATGATCTCAATGCGTACCGGGCGGAACTGCCTAAAAAAATGTTTGCGTGTCCGATTGTAACCATCTAGGCGGTGAAATTTATGTCAATCTATCAAACCAGTTTATTCGGTGATCTGGCACAAACAGCCGGCGGACTGTTGGGCGGTGTTGCTGGCGGATTGGCCGGCAAGCTGGGCAGTACAGTATCAAACGCCCTGGGAGGCGGTGCATTAGGTTCACTGGCTGCCGGTGCAATTAATTATGGTACCAATGCCGCAATGACCTCAGTTGTCCAAAAGCTGGATAAACTGGGGAACAAAGCAGACCGTAAATTTGATAAGCTGGTGTCTACTACATTTCAGGATCTGGGCATTAGTGCTTATGAAAACGGGCAGCCCAGTGATCAGGCATTGCTGTTTGCCGGCGGATTGTCCATGAAAGACATGCAGCAGATTGTTGAAGCCGCAGATAGCAAAACACTGTCGCGCAAAAACTTTTATGTACTGGAAATCAGTGACGGCCTGAGCGGACAGCCGGTTGAAGGTGTGCAGCCGCATCTGAGCAAGTTTAATCTGTTTGTGCAGTCGCTGGATTTAAACCCGATTGATATCAGCGGTGATGTTCATTTGCTTGGATCTGCGTCCATGAATATGCCGCAGCAGAATAATCTTACCGAGATGAACCTGATTGTTCTTGATGATATTAGCGGCACAATCAAACAATGGGCACGCCAGAAATTAGCCTATACCGCTCCCTCAGACGGTACTGTAATGCCGGCTGTTTACCGTACGTTTTCAGTAAAAATTATTTACGGTACAAATAAGGCACTGGAAGATTACTACAACGAACGCTACACCATGGAACTGGCCAGTACCAGTGTTCAGCTCACCCGTACAGAACAGGCACTGGAAGAACTGTCACTGCGTTTTGTGCAGGAATCCACCTTTATGCCAACACGTTTCTAAAATATTATGACTAAAGTTACATCAAAGTTTATCTGGCAGGAAATTGAGCACTGGATCAACACACTGACCAATGCTTATCTGGGTTCTAATTACGGTATCGATCTGAAAGAATATCTACAGAAACCAATCGGTGCTTTTGATGGTGATGAAATCATTGCCAAAATGCGGCAGGATATTCCTGTGCTCCAGGCAATCGATAACAATAATCTGCACATCTATTTCAAAAAAGTATCAACGGATAAAATCCTGTTCTATATCCAGTTAAATGATGGTGCCAAAGAATATACGGTTTCACTTTAAAATAAGGGAACAGTGTTTTTTTGCCACGGCATTCAAACCGATAATTAAGCCAGATTAAAATAATTTGGCTTTTTTTTATGGCTTATACGAAAGATGAGTTTTATCAGGCAGCATTAAATGAACTGAGTAACAGCCCTGCACTGGCAGAACGAATCCGCCTCGGAGATACGACCGTTATCCAGCACCTGGCAGCCATGGCACAAATGCTGACCATGTTATCCACGCAAATTGATCTTGGCTTGTCTGAAACGTGGACCAGAGCGCGGGATTCATTTGTGCTGGCTGATGCTGCTGCTAAACAAATGCTGCCGTTAGGTCAGGCTAAAGTTGCCCGTTTAACCGTTAAAAACGAATTCAGACAGCCTTTAACCCTGACAGCAGGGCGAATATTGCTGGATACACGTTCCAGACAGTGGGTGATCCGTGATGGTGCGACTATTCCGGCTAATGGTGAGAGTGAAATCACCGTAATCCAATACCAGCAACGCAGTTTTACCCATAAAGTAACCGAATTTAAGTCGTTTTACCGTATACCTTTGCCGGTGCCGGATTCCGGACAGTGCATGATTGCGGTTGAAGTAAGCAAAATATCCAATAACACAGTATTCAAACAGGCTGAATGTTTCAATAACATTAATTACAACGACAATGTTTATCATGTGATGGGTGATGAACTTCTGAATTTGTATATCACTTTCGGATTGAAAGATAAATTCGGTTATGTGCCGGGCATTGGTGAAGAATTCAAAATTAGCATCAGAGAATCCTATTATGGTTTCAATCTGGAAATCGGAACCCAGTTTAGTCTGGAATATTCGGGCGACAATGAAGAATATCTGTCATTTTTTGCTACTGAGGAACTCAAGGCGGGCAGTCCGCCAGCCTCAATATCAGAAATGCGGGAACTGAGTAAATACCCGTACATGTATGATGAAAATGCCGTATATCTGGGCGAATTTTCGCAATTGATTACCCGTAAAATGCGTCCGTTTGTATTTTTGTCGGTGTGGAATGAATATACGGAAGAACAAGTCAGAAAACCGGATAGCGACAATATTAACTGTTTATTTATCTCGTTTATTAAAGACGGTATCAGCAGTGAGGAAGCTCAAAGCGAAATAACATCGATCATTAAAGCGGCTGATAACAGTTACCGGGTTAAATTTGTTCCTGTAGCTGAAAATAAAATTAATATTGATGTCCATCTGTGGTTATCACCATTACATGATTCAGCCGCAATTTCTCAAAAAGTAAAACAGTGGATTCTGGACCGCTACGGGCGGTTATCGTACTGGGCACGTACTGGCCGACAGCGCATTAATGTTTCCAATATCACGAAACAGATAAAAGAAGAAATTACCGAATTAAATGACGGTACCAGCGATATTGTCATCACCGTTACCGATAACAGCCTTAATTTCCCGGAATCATTCCGTTATGTAGATGAAAGCTCGTTAACTATTACCACCACGGGACTGATACCGGATTAATTATGTATGACCTGATACCCTTACAACAATCCCATGCTGCGGATGAACTGGAAGCAGAGTTCAAAGATCTGCTTATCGTTCTGTTTCAGAAATATCTGTTTAAAGACGGTTTTGACTGCAATGTCATGGGTATTCCGTATCTTGGTTCCTATGAGCTGATAACCAAACATCTGATTAACGGCAATATTGCTAACTTCGATATTACCCGTATTGCTGAAGATGATATGCGCTATTTACTGCTGGCGTGGAAATACCGCAACGGCAAGCGCGGTACACATTTTCTGAAAACGTTTATTAAATGCACGTGGGGGAATGAGTTTGAAATCCAGCAACTCTGGCATCACAAAGAAACCGAATACCCGTTAGGACTTATAACCGAAGAAGAGATAGAAAAGACAGGGCTTAATAAAAATGATTTTTTTCTGACTTCCAGAATCCGCGTTAATCTGACCCAGCGGGAAGCAAGAGACTTCCCTTATGACATAGCAGAGATGCTAAAAAACACACTACCTGCCCGATTGTTTATTTCAGAAATTGTCAAAGAAACAGCTTGTGAGGTCGGAGTGAGTTTATTAGGGGACAGCACTGAATATTCTGTCTCTAAATATGATTGTACCGAAGAACAGAAAGAAGAAGTCACTGAGTTCGGCGTAAATGTATTCGGTGAAGGAACAACGTACTCTTTAGCCTTTTTTACCGCTGATAATAGCTAATAATTCAGTAATCAGGATTTTTTAAAGATGGCCAATGAAAACAGACTAAAAGTTGAAATTACAAAATCCGGTTATCAGGCTGCAATTGATAATAGCCGTGATGCAAACGGATTTAAAATCAAAATAAGTAAAGCCAATGTTTATGATGATAAAAATAATCTGCGTGGTACTTTTGATGTAGTCGGAAAAAATATAGGTCAGCAGCAAATTGCACTTCGAATCACTGTTGTTGATAAAACCACCTCATATGGCATTAAAACCATAAAACTAATTGATAAGTACAGCGGCGTTGAATTTGCCATTATTTCTCACCCTGCCGGGGAAATGATTGATTACATCAACCCGCATAAAATAGCTTATATAACATGTAATCTGATTATCACGTCGATGGACGATCATACGGTAACCATCATAGATTCCAGTTCTGCTGATGCCGATATGGGCGTGATTGATGGACAGTTTGCTGAACTTTGGGAAACAATAGAACACTTACCTGGCGTAAATTTACCAGGTAATCAGGATACTTCCGGTAATGCCGCTACAGCCTCAAAATTATTTGAAGGACGCAATATCGGCGGAGTTTATTTTGATGGGACTGCGGATATTGATTTGCCCGGCGTGAATACCAGAGGTAACCAAGATACAACAGGTAATGCTTCCACTGCTACATATGCCGGTCAAATTGCGGCACGTAAAATCGGTGGTGTTACCTTCAATGCAAAAACAGATATAGATTTACCCGGTGTTAATAAACCCGGCAATCAGGATACCTCCGGGAACGCAGCCACTGCTTCTAAATTATTTACAGCGCGGAAAATTGCCGGTGTAGAGTTTGACGGGTCAGCAGATATAGATTTACCCGGTGTTAATATAGAAAGTAATCAGAATACAAGCGGTAATGCCGCTACAGCTTCCAGACTGTTTACTCCGCGAAAAATTGGCGGCGTTGTATTTGACGGGACGCAGAACATAGATTTGCCCGGTGTAAATACAACAGGCAATCAGAGTACCACCGGCAATGCCCGTTCTGCGACTGTCTTGCAGACTTCCAGACAATTTATATTGAATGGAGCTGTAACCGGTAGTTGTTGGTTTAACGGTGATGGAGATGCCGTTATTAATACCAGACAAAATACTTCAATAGGTTTCAATCAGGGCTGGGTTACCGTAACGGCGTGGCGGTCTTATGGCACTGTACATGTCAATCAG